ACTTCTAAATATTAAATGTCTTCTTAATAAATTGTCGTTAAACTCTGCCTGTTGTTTGGAATTTGATTTAAGATACTGAAATGTTCTATGGTCAATCTTTTCACCTTGCTCACTTCTGTTTGATACTAAACCAACAGAAATCCATTTAACATAGAAATTATCCATACCAAGATAATATGAATAAGTAACCAACATCGGTTGAATATAGGTATCCAATAAGTTCTTATAGATAGCATAACCTGGTTGTAAGATATCACCAGTATCAACCAAACGCAACATTTCTTCATACAAATTTGTTCCCAAACTTTCTTGTAGAAATATTGCTTGAGCCTGTAATATACAAAATCTTAACTCATCTGACTGAACAGATTCATTTATCGCAGTATAAGTTTTTAATGTGTTCTCCGAAATTAATAATACCTTATTCATTATAATATTTGGTTTTGTTCTATCACTAAACTTATTTCTTGGTCAGGATAGATAAGTTGAATAACTGGTTTCAATTCTCTATTGATAAAGTTTTGTAATGGTTTAATTGATGTATTCATAAATAACTTATATGTTGTTTCCAATTGGTCTGCTGATGATGTAAAACCACCAGGATTTGGTAATCCAATTAACGAACCATCAATAATTTTATGACCTGCCAATATCTGTTTTTGAACCAACTCAAATATCCCTGAAAAATAACCTGTTTCTACTGTTGATGCGATTTGAGTAATGTCTGGCTTTTGTTCTGACTCACCATAAGATACAATAACACGACCACTATTTTCAGCACCAGCATAACGACTTTCTATTCCTTGAAGGATTTGATTCTGTTCGTTCTGTGAATCAGGAGCAGGAACATTAAAGTGAACCCATAATGATGGGTTAAGTCCATTCTGAATATGGCTTAAATTATAAACAGTAATTTCGTGGTTCAATCTTACATCGTTGATTACTGATAACCAATCAGGAACTCCATAATAATCATAACCTGATTGATAATTCTTAATATGAATAATCTGTCTGTCTGTAAAGTTTAATGGGTTGAACTCACTGAACTCAACCATACCTGCTTTTCTCCAATTTGCCCAGTCACGACAATAAAGATATTTGGTAACATCACCACCCATTTCTTCGGGTTTGTGTAACCTGATATATCTTGATGGGATTAAATACATACCTGCTAATCCTTGGCTTCTATCCTGTTTCCACACTACTTCCAAAAACACATTTCCAGTCGTTATAAACTCATAGAATATTTTCTTGGATATATCGTTAAGATTTTCTTTTAAGTTAATCTTATAGTCCGTAATGTATCCCATACCAACAGCATTATCTACCTTGCTTCTAACACAAGCGTTTTGTATTGGTGAGGCATCGTTTAATAGATATAATTCATTAACGAATTGGTTATCCATACCCCAACTAATAAATGGCACATTCTTACTTATCACCTCACTAAAAGATGATAATGTTGCTTTGTTGAATTTTAAGTTTTCTATTTTAATCATTATCCGTTGTATACTTTAAATATATTTGTGTTTCCGCTATATGAAACTATTTCATTTTGTGGTGAACCAGAGTAATTTACTGTTGCTGTTCCTTCATATACCACATCATAAGACAACATAGGGTTTAAGTTTGTAGTAGAACACTGCTCATATATCTTAACAAAATACTGACCAGGAATCAAGTGTATATTTACCGTGTTAGCAGATGTTGATGCTGTAAATACTTCAGGTGAGGTATCTATAACATTCATTGTAAATAAATCATATGAAGGAGCATAATCAACTGAAGGGACAATTCTAAATGGAATAAACTTCCAATTCTCCTTTGTTAATTTGTGCGTCATTGACCACAAGTAAGTAACATTACCTGTTAGGGTTTTGTTTCTTGAACAAGTGGCAACCACCTCATTAAATGTTCCTGACTCTATCTGAACCATATTATTTTATTTATATTTGTTAATAAAAGTTCCTACCTAATGATGTTTGGAATGTGTTTATAATAGTATCAAAAGTTGTAACTTGTGCTGGTGTTAAATACTTTGTTATAAAGAAACTTTGTATCCTTCCTGTAAAAGGATTATAAGCAGAATTATTTAAGTTAGCGGTAAATAGATAATTTGTTACGGTTGGTAATGCTACTGTTCCAATAGCACTTACAGCGGTAGAACTAACACCATTTCTTGCTAAATTCTTTAAGTTTGATGAATTAAATGTTCCTATCCAAGAACCTTGAGCAGAAGCAGTAGCAATCATACTAACAAAACTATTAGTATATCCATATACGGTCATATTATTACCTCCAACAAAATAATGGTTAATTACACGAACACCACCAGATGTGCTTATTGCTCCAAATGAATATGTTTCACCACCCATATTACCTGCGGTATGATATATTCCCCACGATGTATTTGTTGCTGATGCTTCTACACTTGGATTATAGTTTGTGTTTCCATAACCATTACTATTATTGGTTACACCAGAAGTATTAAATGTTAAGTTAGCAACATTACTCCAAGTAATATCAAATTGACTCTTTGTTCTTTTAGCGTTTAATGCTGTTGATGCCGCTGTTTGACCAACCATTAGATATAAAACATCAATATCATTATACAAACTATTTGATTTTAATTGAGTGAATAATGTATTGGTTGCCGCTGATATTGTAGGACTTAATGTTCCACCAGTAAGTAATACTGCTGATAAATAAGCCGCAGCATCAGCATCAAATGATGGAGTAGTTGTTGGAGTAGGGGTCGGTGTTTTAGTAGTTGTTGGTGTCGGTGTTACATAACCTGGACAATCAGGGTATGATATTGTTGCCGCACCAAAATCTCCAGTTGCTGAAGGTGGATATTGTTGTCCATTATAAGTAAATCCACCACTCCAAGAATCAGAACTAACAACACTATTTTGTCCTATACCACAAGTTTTTGCTCCGAACTGATTAGTTATAAACCACTGATTATTTAATTGACTATAAATAATTAATCCATATCCAGTTGTCTGAACCCAAGCAGTATAACTTACACCACTTAATGTAGAACAAGTTATATTAAAGATTGTTCCACCCGTTAAGTTATAATTAAGATAAGCAGGACCTCCATTATTAACTTGAATATATGTTCCACTAAAACCACTCATATCAGGTGCTCCGTCCCAAGCAACATTAAGTGTATCACATATAGGATTAGTTGGAGTCACAGTTGGAGTTACTGTTGGTGTCGGAGTATTAGTTGGGGTTTTTGTTGGTGTCGCTGTTTGTGTAGCAGTAACACTAGGTGTAGGTGTCTGTGTTGATGTTGGTGTAATACTTGGAGTAACAGTATTGGTAGGAGTAACAGTATTGGTAGGCGTAGTAGTAGGTGTTCCTGTTTGTGTAGGAGTAGCAGTTAAAGTTGTTGTAGGAGTATTAGTCGGAGTTACGGTCGGTGTAGTCGTTTGAGTATTGGTAGGCGTAACCGTTGGAGTTCCAGTATTAGTAGGAGTAGCAGTTATTGTTGTCGTAGGCGTATTTGTAGGGGTGCTGGTTGGGGTTTCTGTTTGAGTTTGGGTAGGAGTCACACTTGGAGTAATACTCGGTGTAGGGGTCGGTGTTGGCGTAATACAATTTGTTGAACAAGGACCATAAGGTCCAGCAATACCATCTTTGGCAAATCTATTATCATAACAGATAGATAAACCCATAGTAGTTCCTGATACATAAGTTCCACAACAATCAGTATAAAACCATAATGTAAAATCTGTAAGACCAGACATACAATAGTTCGGCGTAGGAGTAGGACTTGGAAATGGAATAAATTCTAATACGATATCATCTATGGCTCTTTGTTCCCCTAAATAATAACTAAACTTTTTTCTATAAAATACTTCAGGCATTTATTATCGTCTCTACTTTTTTTATGTATTCATTTATATCAACATCACAAGTTGTTGGAAATATAAACTCTTTTGTTCTTGTTATTCTTTTTTGGTCCTTATGATAAATAACATTTAATGTAATAACACAACTGATAAGGTTTAATAAAACACTTTCAACATAATATTCATCAAAGGCAATCCCATCAACCAAATACATATTAGTTTATTGGTTCAAATGGTGGTCTTTCAGGGGCACACCAATCAATTAATGGCATAGATTTAATCCATTCGTGTTCAGGATAAATTGAACTTTCAACTTCTTCTGTTGATATAATCCAATTATTATTACAATCTAATACTGGATTAAAATACCAATTTGGTTGAACTAATTGTCCAACTAAACTATTTTTTTCTGGTTCTGTTAATAATACTACTTTCATATCTTTTTAATATACATTTCTTCCTAATGATGTTTGGAATGTGTTTATAATTGTTGATAATGCCACGGCTTCAGTATCGTTAAATCCTTTTCCTATAATATCAAATTGATGTCTTCTTGAGCTATATTGAACTAATGTTGCTCCATCAACAGGGAATTGGAACTTATCCGATGGTAATGTGCTAGTATTAGTAGCAGTTTTTGTTGATAATTTAACTCCTTTATTCCAAACATTAAATACAGTTGATGATGTTCTATTATTTCCAAAGAATCCTAATGCTGTTGGAATTGTCGCAGAAGGTATTATTATTCTACTAGTGCTATTACAATTATCAAAATAAGTGCCTGTATCACCCGCTGTATTAGTTCCACCAACCATAATTAATAATTTATTAGTGGCACTATAATCATTTGTTCCAATTTCAGCCTGATATGCTGTTACTGCCGGATTAGTTCCTACATAAGTCCACATACTATTATCGTTTAATGTTACACCTGTATTAGCAAACATATTATTTGTTGCCCAACCTGATGTTCCATTAGGTGTAGCACCTGATGCGTTAAAAGTCCAACCACCATTATAAGTCATATTATATGCTGTTTGTAATTTTCCTTCAATAAGACAAGAAGCAGCAACACCTCCAATATATGGATACATCGTAATAATTTTATCATATAAACCATTACTAACTAATGATGTAAATAATGTTACAGTCGCTGCTGAAACAGTAGATGTTACACCAGTTCCTCCAGCAGCAACAACAGCAGATAAATAAGCATTTGCTTCAGTTGTTCCACTTGGTAATGGTGTAGAACTTGGTGTTGGAGTATTTGTTGGAGTAACAGTAGGTGTCGGTGTTAATGTATTCGTTGGAGTTACAGTAGTAGTGGGTGTAATACTAGGAGTTGGAGTATTTGTATTTGTTGGTGTAGGACTTGGAACAATAGGTTCTTCTTGTGGGACATTCATTATTACTTGCCACACATTACCCTTATGTAGTTTTTCACCCAAAGGTTTCATCAATTCTTCAATAGATTGATTGATTGGTTGTCTTTTAGCAGGACTACCAGGTCTCCAATTTTTACCTCCCCATTTAATCATATAATACTTTTTTTTGGCTAATAAAAGGGGAGCATTTAACTCCCCCTTTAATTTTAATTATTAAGATTGGAATGTAAAACCACCCGCAGTGAATACCGCTGCGATAGTAGTAGTTACATCTACTTCTCTAATTGATGTAGGTTCACCACCAGAAATAGTAAGAGCAGATGCTCCATTTAAATCTGTGTAAGCCATACCAGTTTGTAATGAACTAGCAGAAACAATTCCTCCATTATCAAGGAACACTAACCAGTAACGGTTGTTGTTGTCTTCTACTAAAGCATATACTTCGTTTTGTGAAACTAAATCCACCACAACATCTCGTAATGTTGTGTCTAATTTCGGTAAGTTCAGAACCAATTCAGGTTGGAATGTTACCGACTGTGATGTAGTATTTACACCCAAGTTTTCTGTTAATGAAGCAGATTGCTTTGGTAATTGGAATTGAAACCAAGTTCCAGTTCCACCAATAGCAGTTACCATTCCATTTGATGTAGTATAACCAGTGATTTCACTTCCAACTCCTCCCAAGAACCAAGCAGTTTTTAAACCACCTGTAGAACTTGTTCTACAATCTAAAGTGTATCCGGTTTGAATATAACAAGATGCCATAATATATTTTTATTTTAATTTTATTTTTTTATGTGCCTTACGACACTATTGATTACTTACAAAGACAGAAAGATGCCACATCAAAAATACCTAAACCATAAGTAACATGCGCTTGAATTTTAACGATGTCTTCAAATGGGTCATAGATAGATTTAACGGTCATAATTTCGCTGTTCATACCAACCATATAATAGCCAGCAGGTCCTGCGTAATAAGCATTAACACCATCAAGACCAACTGTAGGAATTACTCTTACATTTGAACCTGGTAACATTAATGACCATTCTTCACCACTAGTAGAACCAGCACTATCTAATGTAAATAAATTCACGAATGAACTATTTCTCATAGAAGCAACAAGTGCTCTGTAGTTAGCGTAAGAACAGAAGATAACTAAATCGTCTCTGTGTAATACATTCGCAGGAATGCTTTGGTAGATAGCAGAAAATACATCTAAACCGTTTGATGCTGTTGAAGCAGTGTAAGCGATTTGAGTAGCACCATTACCTGATGTAATTAATTGACCAACACCAGCGAAACAAGCCGAACCATAAGTTCCACCAGTTGTAGTAGTGTTATTCCATAATTGTTTTTCTACTTGATTAGCAATTCTATTTGAAATATCTGTTAAGATTACTTCTTCAAATGGAACACTTTCTTGAAAGTTAGCATTAGTTAATGACTGACTCAAGTATGTATCGTAAAGTGAGTAAGGACATAATTGTTGATTCACTTTTTTATTACATAAGTCAACGGTAACCAAGTTCTGAACTGTATCACCTGTTGGGTCAAATCCACAAGATAAATCCTGTAAGATAACATCGTTTGTTACAAAACCTACTTTTTCAGTTGTTCCTTTTAAGTTAGGTCTGATTGTAGCATATTTAGGTAATGTTAATCCTAAAATTGCCTTGATTAACATATCCGAACCATATGAGTTATATGTAGGAAGGTTTGTTAAATCGTAATTGAATGAAAACTTTTTCTTTTCCATAATGTTTATTAATTTTTGTTTTTTTTATTGTTTATTTTCTTAATGATTTAATAAGTTCTAACTTATAATCTTCAAAAGTTTCAGTCATAGTTTTCTTTTCAATTACAGAAAACTTTTCTGGTGATTTCTTAAAACTATTGAAATCATTTTTTAATGCTAATAAATCAGCACTCATTTTTCCTTTCATTGATTCCATTTCCGATTTCATTTTCGTCATTTCCTCAATCATTGGACCTAGTAATCCTAATAATCTGTCTAGTCCATCGTTTTCGCGTTCAACTCCTGATGCTGGCTCTTCAGTAATTCCTGATTCAGGGTTTCCTACTGCTGCCATTTCTTCAACATTTGAGCGTTCTGTGATGATACCATCTTTAACTTGAATTCTAATTTTATTTTCATTACCAGATTCGTCTTTTAATACAACTTGGTGTTCACCATTTGGTGCTGGTTCTTTTGAACCATTTTCCATAATTTGATAAACCATTTCACCAACATCAAAAGTAGTAGATTCTAAAAGTTGTCCTTGAGCATCTCTTGCTTCAGTCATTTCCATAGCATCTTCTGCGATGGTATCACCTGATTCAATTGCGATAATCACTGATTCAATATCAACGGTTACCTTAAGATTTTCACGAGTTATATGTGAGCCAGCCGGTGCTGGTGTAAGAGTTGAATCCCCTACTACATATAATACTTGACCAATTTTAAAATCTTCATCTAGATTATTAGTTACTTCAGTTCCATCTATTAGTTTTGTTGAATAAAACTTTTCAGCCTTGAATGTAAATTTTAACAATTCAGCGATTTTATCAATTGCTTGTTTTGCGTTCATAATTTAAATTATTTAAATTTATTGTTTATGTATAATAAATATACTTTTGTTTTGTTGTGATATAAAAACACAACTATTTTACTTGGTTCAATATGTTAATAATATCATCAAGTATAATGTCTTCTTGTGTAAAATCTTGTTTGTAGAACTTTAATAAGAACTCACCCTCCACACTGGCACCTTTAACTTTTCCTGACTTAATATAATCATTCCAAATCATATCACC